CCAACGCCTTGGGTTTTGCGGGCTCCGCCGGTGGGGTCGGGACAGCTGATAATGCGGCGATCCACGCCGTAGCGGCGCTGGACCTCTTCGCAGAAATCCCAGGTGGTAGCGCCGCCGGTCATGATGATTTCGTCGAAAACCCAGAGGACGTCGCCTTTTTTGACGGCGCAGATGCCGGACATGGGGTCGACGTTGAAGTCGACGCCTAGTAGGAGAGGGAGGACGGGTAGGTCTTGGACGTCCTTGGAGATGTTGGCGTCGGCGAAGCTGATGGCGACGAGGCCGCTTAGGTTTTCGAACGACGCTTCGAATTCCTGGCGGAATGTGCGCGAGTCAAGTTGAGCTCTTGCGGCTTGAACCTCCTCTGGTGGTACGTTTCCGCCTTGGATGGTTGTGAAGCACCAGCGTTGCCAGTCGTCGGTTTTGTCTTCTGGGACATAGCACCACATGTCGTAGAACCAGCTTGCCGTGCCGTCTGGGGTGCTAATGAAGAGGGCCCAGCCTTGTTTGTCGGCGAGGGCGGGGCGGATGACTTCGAACCAGACGCTGGAGTCCATGAAGGCTGCTTCGTCGAGTACCACGCCGGAGAGGCTGCGGCCACGGAGCGCCATGGCGTTTTCTGTTCCCTTTAGTTCGATGGTCGAATCATTGACAAGTTCGATTTTTAAGTCGGTTTCGTTTTTGCTGCGGATGTACTGGGGTGGGATGATCTTTTTGAGAACTTTCCAGGCGATGTCTTTCGCCATGCGGTAAGTGGGGGCGCAGTAGAAGAAGGTTTCTCCGGAGCGTGCCAGGGCTCTAGTGAAGAGTTCTATGCAGGCGAGGTATGACTTGCCGAAGCGGCGGCCTGCTACAAGGACTCGGAAACGTTTTTTGCTGTAAAAAACTTCGGATTGAGCTTTTTTGAGGCTGATGTTAATCGTGTTGCTCATTTTCGATGTCTATTACTTCGGCTTCGGGGAGTTGGGTAGCGTCTGATCCAGCGATTTCGGGCGGTGGTTCGACGGTTACGCGGATTTCGGGGAGAGAGCTGGTTTGTTCGGGCATGTCGCAACCGACTTGACGTGCCAGGGAGTCGAGGACGTTGGCTGCGGTCTGCATTTGGCCGCGTTTCATGGCTGCGTTAAAGAGACGTTGCCGTTGCATGAAGATGCGGCCCGCCATTTTGGTGCGTTCGCGCTCGAAATCTTCGGCAACGAGGTCATAAACGCCTTTCCAATCGCGCCAGGCGGTGGCGATGCCGATTTGTTCTTTGGCGGCGTGTTCCAGGACGAGTTGTCGGACAGGAAGACCTTCTAGTTGGCGTTTGTAGAGGCGTTGTATGCGAGCTTGCTGTGCTTCTTTAGTGCTTTTTGGGCCCCATGGGCGTTGCTTTTTTATTTCATCCTGCTTCTCTGCTTCGCCCTCAAAGCCGCTATCGAACTTATTAGCGGTATCTTCCGCCATAGTTTGCTGCATTCCGTTTTCACTTTATCGACTTGGATAAAAACTAGCGTACTTGTACTATTTTTGCCCGTTTTACTGGGATCCAGGGAAACTTGACCCCTGCCCCCTACTACTCTATACTTTAGGGGTACTACACTGATGGTTTTTAGCCATGTTTCAGTAGGTTCCCGGGCACTTGGTACAAGTGTACTACTTTTGAACCTTACCCCCTGAGTAGTACATGCATACCATAAGATTATCCAATGATTAAATTGGCACAAGCGGCAGGGGTAGAAGGCCTTCTTTCCTATTACACTATGGAGGCGAAGGCGGTTACGCCTTGCAACCTGGACAACCGCATAGTCGAACCGCGAGACTTCGTGACACGTCCCACGCCCTGTGTTGTCTGGGGGTGGCCTACGGCGAATGTCGCACCTCGCGGGATGGGACAAACCGATTCCACTGATTCTCACTTAATCATGAAGACGACTCACACCGTCACGCACACTTTCGACAAGGCAGCTCTTAGCCTTCATGGCGAGAGCCTGTCAATTGTTGATAGCGTTACGAAAGATAACGTTACTGTCCACGGTTTAAACCGTGTACAAGTAGCCAAGGAAGTTGCATGGTGGCTTAATTTCCACGCTTGCTCTCACGATGAGAGTGAACGCGTGGCAATGCTTAAGGCCCTGCACAAGATCCAAGAGTCTCTCACCGACGCGATCGCTAAGTTCTCACCTGAGAACGAGGAGGCTGCAAAGTGAGGTACATCGTCACCCAATGGCAAGGCATCCAGACCGGCTGGGCCCCCGTAAGGGGGTCTCTCCGGCCACTAGCCAAGCACGAAGCCGAACGACTCGCTGCAATCATGCACCGGGTCGACCCGGATCACTGCTACAAGGCCCAGGGCCTTGCTCCTGACCTTCCTAGCTTTCTGTAACATCAAACCCAGGACTTCACATCCTGGGTAACACTTTCTTCTTCTAATCATGGTTGCCGAAACTTACAATGGATGGTCTAATTACGAGACCTGGAATGTTGCTCTGTGGATCCAGAATGACTTCAACTTGTATTCGATTGGATGCAATTGCAGTGATTACGCTGAGTTCCTCAGTTACATCACCGACGGAATCATTCTCCCGCAGACTCCAGACGGAGTGTACTTTGACAACGTGTTTGTGAATTATCCCGAACTGGATGAAATGATCCAGGAGCTGGCCTGATGATCGTTGAAAAATACGACTTGCCCTCTCACTGGGCAAGTTATTTAATCAACGGAGACGCCACATCGTTCAGCCTGAATGATGATGGCGGAAACGCTGAGATTGCACTGATCGACGAGATCATTGCAGACATCGACACAAAAGGCGGCGCGATCATTACTTGCTCTGAGGAATCATTCTTCAGCAAGTACCACGACGCGCAACCCTACGGTGTCCTGGCCTGCGACTGCCTCGAATACACGTTCTATCTATGAAACACATTCCAGGGCTCGACGCTGAAGCTGCCATCCGGCTTCTGATGCGCCAGCACAACATCGACCGCGAAAAGGCGCTGCGGATATATCTCCAGCAGCGCAAGGATCGAACCGATTCACTTTGAGCCCCTACGCGGGGCTCTTTTTACTTCACTCTCCAAAGTAAAACTGCTCACAGAACCAGAGCAGCGCGTTGGTGTCGATGTCATAGCTTATTTCAGTCCACGGCTTGAACCAGTCCTGATGCTGCATGACTGGCCTACAGCCTGACTGCCAGGCAACCGATCCGGAGTCAAGCTCGCCGATAATGCGACAGGCAGGGCCACCGGTAGAAAGCAAGATTTTGAATTCTTGGGCTTGAAAGCTAAAGCTTCCGCCTACAGGTTGCCAATCAGACCGCACCATCACGGTCAGCGGCATTTCGCGGGCGTAGTCAGTGACTGCATCCTGGAAAGCATCGGCGGTAGAGCCGTCATTGCTCCAGGCAAGATCAGCCAGGATGTCCTTTGCTTCGTCTGTTAACGGCGTGGCTGTGTCAGCGTCCCAGCAGTGCAGCTCGTAGAGCGCCTCGATGGTTTGGGCGTGGCCTATTGCGTTGCGTTCGGCGTGGTTCGTGTCTGTGGTAGTCACGTTTTTAAATGGTTGAGTGCTACATCAGGAAGCTAGCACCAGAAGTGGCGATTCTGCAAGGGTCTGGGTTCTTCGGATTTTGTCCGACTTTTCCGGGTTCTGATGTGCTACGGTGTCGATGCCGCACTAGCGGTATCGTTCCACCCAAACAAATGAACCAATGGCAAACAAGACATACATATCTGCCTGGTTGGCGGATCAAGTCGATGACGCTTCTTATCCATTCCCAGAGGATTTTGATTTTGAGGCGGCTGTTGAGCAAATGAATTTCTGGTTCGATGACCAGATTGTTTGCGACCACCTCGATGAACTTCTGACTCTTTTGCTTAAAGAGCTGAACAAATGACGACCCAGCGTGAAATGCAACAGCGGGTGTCCTTCGCATCCGCTTTTCTCGAACGCAACGTCCGCGTGGCCTCGATCGCCACCATGCTTGCGACAAAGTTCCAGGTCTCAAGATCGACCGCTTACGAAGTGATTACCAAAGCTCAGCAAGAGATCGATTTCTCCGATCACGGGCCGAGTGCTGATGAATCGTTCCAGCCTGTAGATCAAGCCTCGTTGATGTCGCAGCTCGCCCATCTCACCGATGTGGCTGCTGCGGATAACAACTTCCAGGCTGTGTCCCAGATGGTCAAAGCTATGGATCAGGTCAATCGTTGGTCCGGTTATCGCCTTAGTTCGTAAGACTCATGAGACTCAAAACAAAAGAAGGTGTTCTGCTCCAGGTTTCTGTGGGGTGGGACGAAAACTACCCACAGGAACCGGTTATTTGGTTTCACTTCGACAACCAGCAGTTGTGTAGCAGCTATTTCGTCAGCACGTTCCAGGCAATTCCTGATGGTCAGGGGCTTTGCTTGGACGGTGGGCGGTACAGCTACAAGTCGATTTCGGCGAAGCTGGTTGCTGAGTGCCAGGGGTTGATTGAGCGTTCCTTAGCCTGCCTGATTTAGTAAAGCCTCTGTGTATGTCTGCACCCGTTCAGTGAACCTCATTTCAGCACCCCTCAGTTCCAGCTGGCTTAGCTCTCTTAGTTGGGGTTCACCTGTGCGGCGGGCTACGACTACGACGCCTCCGACGGGTTCGATGCCTGTGAGGTGGCGTAGTCCCAGGGAGTAGGCACCGAGCTGGTCGATGTAGTTCGTGAGCATGTCTTCGCTGCGTTCTCTAACGCTCGTTTTCCAATCAACGATGAATGGCCCTTTTCCGTTTAGATCCACCAGGGCATCGCATGTGCCACTCATCCCTAAGGGGTGGTGAACGTTGAACTCGATGGCATGAATGGCTGTGACGTTGTCTGCGATGTAACTACGTAGGCCTCGGGCATAGCCAGCAGCGCTCCAGGGAACTTTAGGAGCTCCTTGAATGGCTCGTTCGATACCCCAGCGGGTGATAGAGCCAGGGCACCTCTCTAGACCGTCTGAGGAGGTTTTCCAGCAGTTGCGCTTGTTTGCTGTTTGGCGTGCCAGTTTTACAGCTGTCTTTAAGAGATACTCTGCGTGTGAATGGGCCATGCTGCCGCGTCGAGCTGCCATGTCGCGGTCTTCGCCTGATGAGGGGCGTTGCATCCACCGTTCCAGGGCTTCTTTTTGGTGTGGTGGTGCTGTTTCTTTTAGTACATGTGTGACGCTATGGAAGATGTTTCCTTCGCTGTCTCTATAGACCCTGTGGGGGCCGGAGTTGTCTTGTACCAGGGCTGACTTACGAAGTTTTGCTAGCCGGGTGTGTACTTCAGAAGCCATTCCATGGTCAACCGATGCACTGTTGGTTGCACCGGCTGAGTTGTACTAATACAGGCTATCTGGTCTCCTACAGAAACACGTACCAATCCATCATCAGTTGGTTCAACAACTGGATCTGGGATATAAACGTACCCTTTAGCGCCAAGTACTTGCTGGGACTTCGACAGGTTCTCCGAGGCCAAGTGTTGAATGGTGTCGATACAGGTTGTATAGCCCGGTATACGTACCAGTGAGAGGGTGGTCTTTGCGGTCCCTGCCGTCTGCGAGATACCAACGCTCCATCGCTTCCATGCGTGTTGTGCAGTCAGCGA